GCCATGGACAGCGTATGGACGATCGCACAGGCGATCATCAGTTTCCTGAACCAGCTGCTGGGCAACCTGAGCAGTTCGTAAGGGCTCAAAATGGAGGAGGTTGAGAATAGGAATGGATTTTGATGCGATCATTACGGGCATCCGGAAGGCGATCTATGGCCGGGAAGTCCGTGAATACATCGCCAGCTCGATGGAGTGGACCCGGGACTTTGTGAACCAGAGCATCGCCAACATCAAAGAGCTGCTCCGTCAGGCCGAAGCGGCACGGGATGCGGCAAAGGCAAGTCAGGATGCTGCCAAGGTGAGCGAAACCAACGCGAAGGCCAGCGAGAATGCAGCCAGGGCAAGTCAGAACGCTGCGGCATCCTCTGCTTCTGCGGCGGCAGGTTCGGCCAGTGCGGCAAAGACCAGCGAGACCAACGCCAAGGCCAGTGAGAACGCGGCCAAGACCAGCGAGACCAAGGCAAAGACCTCGGAGACAAACGCCAAGGCAAGCGAGAATGCGGCCAAGACCTCGGAGACCAACGCGAAGACCAGCGAGACCAATGCTAAGAGCAGCGAAACGAAAGCTGCCACCAGCGAGGCCAACGCCAAGACCAGCGAGACCAAGGCGAAAGCCAGTGCTGACAGCATGGGGACCAGCGTGGCCACCTGCACCGCCAAGGCCAAAGAAGCCGAAGCAAGCGCAGGGAAGGCCAAGACCAGCGAGGGGAATGCGAAGACCAGCGAAGGAAACGCCAAGGCCAGCGAGAACGAAGCCCGCCAACTGGTGGAAGCGGCCAAGAAGGTGGTGAACACCGACAAGACCCTGACCATTGACGGCGCACCCGCGGATGCAAAGACCGTGGGCGACAAGTTCAAGAGCATCAAGACGGACTGGAATTCCGTGACGGATAAACCGAGTACGTTTCCCTCTACGTGGGACAGCGTGAGCGGGAAGCCGAGTAATTATCCACCGAGTGCGCATAGCCATAGCGCGGCCAATATCACTTCCGGGATTCTAGGACTTGCAAGAGGAGGAACTGGGTGCTCGACGGCCCTGGATGCGTGCAAGACTTTGCTCTGGAGAGACTATCTATCTGGCGCGCCTAATTGGGATGCTCTCGATACAGGCATATGGCTGACAACTCCTGAGCACTGGGGAACGAACGGGCCAAGCGGGGTATATAAATACGGCATTGTTATGGTGTGGAACTATTCTGACAATGTAACGCAAGTATATATTGCTCATAGTACAGGGGTAATGGCGTTTCGTCAGAGATGGACTAATGGCAACAGCTTTTCAGGTTGGGCATATGTCAACACCAACACCATCACCTCCCAAACCAGTGACCCCGGTGCGGGAAGCAGCCTTGCAACCGGCTCTATCCTGCTGGTATACGCATAAGGAGGACGAAACATGGCAATTTATACCGGAATCGGCGGAAGTGCCAAGTCGGTCTCCAAAATCTACACCGGCGTGGATGGTGCTGCAAGGCCAGTACATAAGGGCTATATCGGCGTGGATGGCGTGGCCAAGAAGTTTTATGACGGCGGCAATCCCATCAGCTCCTTTGCGTTGGGGACGGAATTTGGCATTGCAGACCCGAGCGGCAATACCTGCTGGTATAAGCTGGTGCACAAGGGCGTTCCTGGCGGCGGATTATACGACAGCACGGCCAACGGCGCATGGCTCTGGAGGTCGAGCATTGCAGCGTCCACTTCCATCAGTGGCGGTTACATCTACGGTTACGAAGGATATGCTCTGGACAACTGGTGTGTCAACTACCCGGGCGGAAATATCACACCCAGTGTGGCAAACCGCCTGATGACCGTGCATCTGCCCTACGTGAAGGAGGCGGATTACAATTCGGCCAATGTTTCCTCCGGCTCGAACGGCCTTTCGAGAAAGTGCTTTCTGCTTTCCGCGGTCGAGATGGGTATTTACACCTGGCAGGGCATAGATGGCCTGATAGCGCAGGAGGGTGCAAAACTGGACTACTTCGACTATACGACTGATGCCACCGACAAGCGAAAAGCAGACGATGAATACTGGACACGCTCCAAACGAACCCACAACGGCAACTATATGTACGCGTTTTATGCGGACGGAAGTTTCTGCAATGCAGGCTACAGAGAGGACTCGCACGGTCTGCGCCCCTGCATCGTACTGCCGCTGAATACGCTGGTAACAACGGTTACCTTTTTATGGGCCTCCAGTAACTATATTAACTGAGCACCCGGAAAGGAGAGTTCAAAATGGAAGAAACAGCGATCCGCCCCGGGTACACGATACCGACCGAGACCGACGGCACCCCGGCAGATTACAGCGCGATCGAGGCTGCGGTAAACGCACACAACCAAAATACACAGCCCGGGGAAGCTTACTGGGGCATCCGGCTATGCGGGGCGGAGTACGAGGTGTACGAATACGGGGAAGTACCCCCGCCACCGACCGCCGAAGAACTGGCTGCACAGGAAGCGGCCCAGCAAAAGGCAGCGGCAAAGCAGAAAGCCGTGGACACCCTGCCCGAAACACTGGCCGCCCTGCAAAGCGCCCAAACCGACACCGACAGCCTGGTGGTGGATCAGGAGTACCGGTTGACCATGTTGGAGCTGGGGGTTACGCCGGAGGAATAAGAGTCGAGTCAGCCCATTTGTATCGTTTCGCTTATTGGCACACTGAAAAGGAATGCTGATGAGCGATTTTTTACATTAAGATGGCTCATGCAGAACGTGAGCAGAAAGGAATCAAAATGGAACTCTACAACACCTGTGCACGCCTGATCGAACGCGGCAAGACCAACGGGATGCAGCGGAAGCTGGATATCTTCTTTGCCAACGACCGCCTGACCGAAGAGGAGTACGAGAAGCTGTGCACTCAGCTGGCCGAGAAACTGAAGGAGCAGGGGAATGCTTGATGTCATCGACGTTTCCCGCTGGCAGGGAACCATTGACTGGAAAAAAGTCAAGGCCAGCGGAAAAGTAGGTGGCGTGATGATCCGTGCAGTTTCCACCAAGAGCGGGCAGCTCTATGTCGATCCGTGCTTTGAAGCGAACTATGCCGGGGCCAAATCTGTGGGTTTGCCAGTTGGCGTATATGCTTACACCGTTGCGGTAACGGAAGGCATGGCAAAGAAGGAGCTGAACCTGCTCAAGACCTGCCTGGAAGGAAAGAGCTTTGAGCTGCCCATTGCTATGGACGTGGAGGACCCCCGTCTGAAAAGTCTGCCCGCAGCCGAGTTGACGAAACTTGTCAAAATGGAGCTCAGGGAGATTGAAAAGTGGGGGCTGTACGCGATCCTGTACACCTACTCGAACTTTGCCGACTACAACCTGAACATGTGGCAGCTGAACGACTTTGACCTATGGCTGGCGGACTACCGGAACAAGCGGCCGACCCGCAAGCACGGTATGTGGCAGTACAGCTCCAAGGGCAAGGTAGCTGGTGTGAGCGGCGTGGTGGACATGAACCATGTCTACAAGGATTACCCGAGTATCATTGCAAAAGCGGGTCTGACAAGCGTGAAGGGAGCGTGAACCCCACGGAAAGCTTTATCGTGACCCATTTCAACGAGGTGGTCTCCCTGATCATCGCGGCAGCACTGGGATGGGCGGGAAAGGCGTTCTACGCTACCATCCAGGAGCAGAAGGCACTGAAAAAAGCGGTGAAGGCTCTGCTCCACGACAGACTCTATCAGAGCTGCCGGTACTACATCCAGCAAGGGTACGTTGACTCGGAAGGGCTGACCAACGTGGGGCTTGTATACGAGGCGTACCACGAACTGAAGGGCAACGGCACCGGCACGAACCTATACGAGCGGATGGAGGCACTGCCACTGAGGGAAGATCACACAGCCTGAACAGGAGGACTTCAAAATGGAGAAATATACCAATGCGAGTGCCGCGACCTGGGCGAGAACCATCTGCCTGATCGTGGCGCTGCTGAACAGTCTGCTGGCTTCGTTCAACAAGAGCCCGCTGCCCATCGACAACGAGCAGCTCCAGCAACTGGTCAGCACCCTTATCACCGTTGTGGTGGCCATTATCAACTGGTGGAAGAACAACTCCTTCACCAAGGAGGCCATCGAGGCAGACGAACTGTTTGCGCGGCTGAGGGCGGAGAACAACGCCAGGAAGTAATCAAAATGGAGGAAAAGTCTATGGAAAAATATGGTGCCGCTGGGCATTGATATTTTCATGGACTTTTCTTTTTTGAGTTGTCGGATTTGAGCGATTTGTCGATGGATATATGCCCCGGCATCTGGTATAATAAGGGCACGATAAACAACTTGCGCCTATACCTGTGAAGAACGGAGAATACCTCACAACAATTAGGTAAATTTCCTATCCTAAAAACGGCACCACCGCCAGCCGCGTGGAGCGCGCCATCCGCCATGCCATTGAGGTGGCGTGGGACCGGGGCGATGTGGATACTCTCAACAGCTATTTCGGCTATACCATCCACAACCTGCGGGGCAAGCCCACCAATTCGGAGTTCATCGCGATGATCGCTGACAAAATGCGGCTGGATAAACGGCAGAGGGCAG